AGGAGTTGTTCTCCTCGCCATGAAGCTCTGGGACATGAAGAAGGCGACTGATGCGTCAACGCTGGCACAGAAGGCACTCAACAATATCAGGGCAGAGGCACAGAAACAGGTGGTGGAGGAAAAACTGAAACTGGAGAACCTGATAAAGGTGGCGAAAGACGAGAAACTCTCCATGGACGAAAGATACAGGGCCGTGGACGCTCTCAACAAGATAGTTCCTCAATATAATGCTACCATCGACAAGACTACGAAGAAGTTCAAGGCATCGGATAAGGCTCTGAAGGCTTACATCAACAATCTGGTGAAACTCTATGAGGTACAGGGCGCCAAGAAGCAGATTCAGAGTCTTGCTGAGAAGCGAGCAGAACTGGAGGTTAAACTTGCCGGCGCAAAGAAGAACCTTTCCGGAGCGAAATCAGCTCAAGGTGTTTCTTATACTACCTCATGGGGCGCAGTAGGCAATACCCAGAGCGATGCAGTCGGTCACTTCCAGTCTCAGGTCAATTCGATATCGAATAGCATCAAACAACTCGATGTGCAGATTCATACCATTACAGGCGCCTTCGGCAAGGGTATTATGAGTCAGACCGTGAAGGAGTCGTCAGAGCCGGAAGTTCCGGGCAGCGGCATCGGAGGTGGTGGCGGAAAAGGTGGTGGTGGCCATACCGGAACCGTAAATACTACTACCACCACGCAGCCTAACCCCGACGATATCGCATCGAAGAGATTTTCTGAAAACCGACAGGCAGATATCGATGCAGCCAACCAGGATTACCAGCAGGATGTGAACAACTGGGAAATGGCTCTCGCCCAGAAGCAGGTGTCTCAAGAGAAGTACGATCTCGCCATGCAGGCGCTGAAGACCCAGCATACCGCCAACATCCTCGCCATCGAAACTTCGTATAGCGAGCAGTCGCAGAATATCGGAATTGCGGATGGCGCAAAGAAGAAAGCGCTCCAGGATAAACAGCAAGCGAACCTCCGGGCTGCAGAACAGGCTCATTTTGAGCAGCAGGTGGCAGTAGAGCAGGCTTATCAGGACGCCCTGGCAAAGGTGATGGAGCAAGGAGAGACGCAGCAGGAACTGACCCTGGAACAGCAACGCGACCAGAAACTGGAAGTACTGAGGGGATATTATCAGGCTGCGCTCAATATGGCCAAGCAGAACGGGGAAGATACTACCCAGCTGGAGAAGGCATATAAAGATGTGCAGACTCAGATAGAGACGGAGTATACAGCCAAGCATAATGAGCAGCTTGCCCAACAGGCCGACAAGGAGAAGCAGGCTAGGCAGGCTCTCGGTTTCGACCAGCAGAGCGAATACGACCGACAACTGGAATTACTTCAGCAGGCACTCGACAACCAGTATATTACTCAGCAGGAATATGAGGAGAAAGTGCAGCAGCTGAAGAGAGATTCCTTCATGAAGCAGGCTCAGTACTATACAAACCTCTTCAGTAATGCCGTGACTTCGCTGCAGAATGCCGAGATGGCGAACGTGGATGCCAAGTATGATGCAGAGATCAAGGCTGCCGAGGGTAATACGGCACTCCAGGAGAAACTGGAGAAGAAGAAAGCTAACGAGAAACTGAAGATACAGAAAAAGTATGCTGACGTGAACTTTGCTATGCAAGTGGCTCAGATTGTCTCCAATACTGCAGTATCTATCATGAAGGCACTCGCCGATTTGGGACCTATTGCCGGACCTGTTGCTGCAGCCCTGATGGGTGTGACGGGTGCAGCTCAGTTGGTTGTGGCAAATGCAGAGCGCCAGAAGGTGAAGCGCATGACCCTCAACGGAAGCGCCAGCGGTTCTTCTTCGGTAGGTTCCCGTGTGGCAAGCGGACGCGAGAGTGGTGGACGTATCGATGTAGAGCGCGAGCAGGATGGCAAACACTTTAACGCCGAGTATGCACCAGGTAAGCGCGGGTACGTAGATCATCCTACCGTCATCGTAGGCGAGGGACCTAGGGGCAGGAGCAAGGAGTGGGTGGCATCGAATGCAGCCCTGGAGAACCCTACCATCGCTCCGCTCATCAACATGATGGATGCAGCCCAGCGTGCCGGACAGATAAGAACCTTCGATATGAGCAAGTATCTGATGGCCATGCAGGGCAGGGCGCTGGGTGGAAGCATCGCCCGTCAGTCTGCCCGGACCAGTCAGGAAATCGCTCCGGGAGGGGCAGATTTTTACGTCCGGACGCAGGAATCTGCGCATCGTGACGCAGGAAACGCTACGTCGGGACGCAATAATGACGAGCTCCTGGAACTGCTCAGAGAGCTCAAGAGAGACGGAATCCGCTCGTTTGTATCACTCTCGGATCTGGATGCCAAACAGGAACTGAGAAACCAGGCGAGAAAGTTTGCTAAAAAATAAAATCTTCTGAACATGAAAATAACAAATCTGGATAAAGGAAAGGCCTACCAGCTTGGCGAAGACGCCAAGCTGGAGGTAGAACGTACCAATCCGTTCTTCAACGATTACGGGGAGACGACCTCCCCGCTGGATATTCCGGCAAGCGATTACAACCGCATGATACTGAACTATCCCGATACCTTCGGTATGAGGGACAAGATGGCGGCTACGAACGTAAGCATCGAAGACGGCGAGTATTTTGCCCAATGCCGGCAGATTGTTCTCTCGGCACAGCATAAGGGAAACATCTCTTCTTCCTTCTACATCAACGACGGATCCTTCTACTCGAAGATACAGAACGTAAAACTGAAGAGCATCTTCAAGGACGAGATGATACCCGGGTGCACAACCGTAGACGAGTGTATCGAGTTCTGCAAATCTCTCGTAGGTGGCAAAAACGAGAACTATGATATCTTCCCGGTTCTGCTTACCGATGACTCTGGCAGGGATACCGAGTACAACTACAAAATACTGAACTGGGGATGGAATTCAGGTACTATGCGTACTGCCAGCTACTGGAGATATAAGGAAGGAGGCGGTTACGAATACGTAACAGCTCACGAGATGTATACCTATTCTCTGGGCGTTGACTCGCCGTATTTTGCGGGTGAATGGCTGCTTACTGATCATGTAAACGAAATACCGATATCTCTGACGAAGGGATATTATATATCTCCTTTTATCCGTGCCAATTATTTGTTGAAGCGGATTTTCAAGCATTTCGGGTATGACCTCAAGGAGAATTTCTTCACCAAGACGGCTCCATTTAATAAGATGGTTGTCTTGAACAACGTGATAGACGTACTAGTGAATGGACATATCCGTGTCGAAGATCTTCTGCCAGACGTGTCTGTATCTGATTTTCTCTCAGTTTTTCGGAAAAAGTTTCTATGCGAGTTCGTTTCTGATGAAGGAACTCATACTGCAGATATCATCTTCCTGAAAGATGCGATAGACAGTAAGCCGGTTGCGGATCTTACCCGCCAGATGACTGAAGAACCTACCTTATCTTATAAGGCTGCATCCGATTATAAGCGTGTGGTACTGCGCCCGAAGTATCAGGCGGATAGTGATGCAGAGGACAGTTACGATGATATTAAGGATATGGTATCGAAAAATTCTGGCGCCTACTTTGATAGCGCAGACGGTTGCTTCTATAAGAAAGGTTATTCCGGCAACTACAGCGTGAAAGTAAAAATAGGTGGCTGTTCTCAGAGCTACGATTCCGGAGATGATGATATTGATACTCAAGATGTAGAAATACCAGAGATGATACCGGAGGTTCGTACGCTCCAGTTTAGGGAAATCTTAGACGGTGAGACCGTGGTAAGAGACATGGACAGGCAACTGTATATCGGCGATTACGCTACGCTGAATTCATCGATGAAAGTTGCAACGGAAGACGGAGAAGAGGTAAGTGAATCGACTCCTACGTTGCCCGTCATGCTCGCCTTCCCTTACGTATCTTCAGATGGTATAGCTTGCGGAACCGTGACAGCATATGATACGCATCTGTATTCAAATGTCGGGTTCGGCTCGCATCGTCAGGGAGAGCAGACGCCAAGGAAGATATTCGATTACTCCCTGGTGTATAATGGTGAGGATGGTATCTATGAAAAGTTCTACCGGCAGTATGATCTCCTGCTCAGGAATTCACTCCAGGAACTCAAGGTAAAACTGCTCCTCTCCCAGTCGCAGAAGCAGAACCTTCCTTCTTATGCGAAGGTTGTGATTAGAGGCGTAAGTTTCTTCTTCAACAAACTGAAGTTTACCCTCGGAGGTAAGAGCGAACCAACGGAAAGCGAGCTCAGAACCATCGCTCTCACTACTCCTGTTAACGAGGCAGAGAGTCTGGAAGATATGATGCCGGCAATGACCTGCAAGTACCAGTGGCTTGGATTCGAAGAGACGGTAGAGGTTTCAGAGAATGACTATAAAAAATCAGGTAACGACCAGGACCGTACCTTCAAGATCATTTATCCTCCTCTCCCTTCAGCTGAGTATGTTGGCAAAAAATACGGCCTGCAGAAATCATACGTAAGCCAGAAAACCCGACACGCAACGATGTTCCGTCACAGCAAATGGGTATACCATTGTACGACCGTCTGGCTGGAATGCATACCGATTTCGTAGGGTATTGTCCTTTGTTATATACCTGTATTATCTTACCTTTGCAATATAATCAAAGCAATTTTAAGATGATACAGGTTTTATTATATCCAGATGCTCTGAGCATGGTAGGCTCCATGAATGCCTTTGAGATATTCAGTACCTCGAAGGCTGATGTGGTTTTCGCTCTACGCTATAAAGGCTCAAGCGCAAACATCGTTCAGCACACTTATACGCCGAACGATAAGAACCGGATTACGTTATCCGTCAAGGATATCATCCTTCCTCTTCTCAGCTTTGAGGTAAAGGACAGTAGTGAACCTTATGCTCAGCCGAACATCATGAAATCCTTTGTGGCGACACTTTACGAGGTTGGCAGCGAAGGCAGCAAGAAGGAATTCACCTTCTCCGTTATACGTGCCGGTGTGGACAGACTCTCTGATTCGGCTACCAATTTTCTGAAAAACAATTTCCTCACCTGGCAGCCGCAGGTGAAGGCCGTAACCTATTATTCTCCGGAATTCCTTACCTATTACGCAACTGCCACCAGCGTGATGAAGTGCAAGGCATA